GTTGATGATAACATAACAGGCTTTGGGGCCTGTGGTTTTGGAGATCAATGATGAAGAAGATAATATGGGTCTATGCTGATGAGAGCTTCATGCTCGGGCATCTCATGAAGGGCGGGAGGCTTGTAGCTTCTGTGACTTGGGGGGACGGAAGGATCGAGGAATTTATGGCCCCCATAATGTTTTACATGGTTCAAGACAGACTCAGCAGGGATGCTGGCGCCACAGTTCAATACTTCGAGACGGAAATGGAGTGGGCAGAGCGTATAGCATCTTTGGATGCTCCGATGGATGCAGTTAGTGCATTCATTTGTGAGATCGAGGATTTGCCACATGATAGGAATACAACTACGCTTAGAAGTGCTTGGCGTTGGCGTGGGGGAGAGTGTGTTGTGGACATTCCAGAAGCAAAGGTCGCTCGAAAGAGAGCTGCTCGGAGTATGGCTATAAGACGAATGAGTAGGTCATTTTCTGATGCTGAACGCAGAACCGTGGAGGCTGACCTTTCATCCGATGAGGCTGATGTTGATGCGTTGACTACAGCTGATGAACTTGAAACCTTCCGGCCTAGAAAAGGAAGCTCATGAAATTAACCATTGTAACTTTCTTGGTGTTTTGTCTTCTGTCCCCGGGTTTGGCGTATGGTCAGTTCCAGGCTTTATGCTTGCCGAGAGACGTTTTAGTCGAGAGTCTTAAAACACGTTATGCTGAAGATCAAGTGGGAGCTGGTCTACTTTGGCAAGGTGTGGTTTTAGAGATTTGGGCTGTGGATAAAGGGGAGACGTTTTCTGCTTTGTTATCGTTCCCTTCAGGAGTGAGTTGTTTAGTCGCCAATGGAGAAGGTTGGAGCACCAAGGAAAAAGGAGAAAAACGATGAATACGAAAGTTAACAAGTCAGTCTACGCGGTTGCTATTGGAGCGGGGATTACAGTGCTGCAGAATGTTTTTCCCGACTTGATGCCGATTGAGTTGTGGGGGAGTATAGAGGTGGCTGTTGTTGGTCTCGCCGTCTACTTCATCACAAACAAACCAGCGTGATGTCTCCCTGCACGCTGAAACTTGAGAGGGGGTGGCCCTTCTCCTTTTGGAGTACTTAGCTATGAGAAGCACCATTGTAATTCTTGTTGTGTTACTCACCGGGTGTTCGGTAGCGACGCAACAGATCGACCGTATTACCGGGACGGATATCAAACAGCGTTGTGTTGATTACCAAGGGGTTCTGACGACGGCCGTTGCCTTACAGGAAATAAGGCCTACTGCTGCAAGGGCTGAAAGAATTGTTGGGTACAGACTGTTCATGGCGGCCAACTGTTCGAAGTGAGGATTGAGTGAAAGGTGGCATTCATCGGGACTTAAATGCCACCTTTCACTAAGGAGAAGGAGATGTTCAAGATGTTAGGAGCATTGACATCCGGTGTCACTATCCTTGGCTTGACCCTTGGTGGTGCCTTTTGGCTCGATGACCGTCACGCGAGTCAGGATGACTTCCTCAAACTTGACAAGGTTGGGGGGTTGTTGGAGAAGAGGATAGATAAAAAGATCGAACAGGATAAAATCGACGTCATCCGTCGGAAGTATGAATTCCTCCTTCTCCTCAAACGTTGTCGTCAGCCCGAGTTCCAGGGAGTATGCGCCGTGTGGAAGCGACAATCCGAGCAAATGCAGAAGGCTTTGGATAGGAAGAAGTGAGTCTTCTGTCCACGTAGCTCTCAAGGTCGGAGATTGTCCCAGTGTTCCAGTACGTAACTTGGGTCAATATCGAGTCAATGAGAGCTTCACTTTCATGAGGACTTACCCTGTAACCTTCCCTGTAAATTTTCCAAATCTTTCCTTGGCGATGCATTACCTCCTCAGCTTCATTTGGGAAGCGTAAGTCGTCAGCGACTACTTTCCCATCCTTTCCAAGTATCTTTTTTGCCTCCTCCCACCAAAGGTTAATCCACAGCCTGTCGTGAACCAGTCTCCTTCCCCATTCTGTTCCAAGAGTCTCCATGACATGACGAGGAGTTTCCCCACATAGGAGTTTGCAGGGGGCCTCCTTCAGGTTGCCGTAAAGGTGCGCCTCCGTTAACCCAAGGGCTAGGAGCATTTTCTTCAACGGGTCTGTAAAACTAACCCTAGTGTACCCGTACTTTGTTACCAAGTGGCGGGCGACTTCTGATTTTCCCGAGCCCTTGAAACCCGTTATAGCTATCAAACGCATCTTGTGACTCCTTCACAGCATTTATGAGAAAAAGGGGCATGGTTGGAGGTTTCTTACGTCGAATGGCGTAATACTCGTAGTCGAACTCCCCCTTACGTGACAAGGTGAGGAGAATTTGTTTTTCCTCCTCAAGCCAGAGCGCGAGTTCGGAAAGTGCGGTTATTCTCTGTCCGAGGAGGGTTAGTTCGTGGATGGATTTAAGATAGGCGAACGCACCAGTGAAGTAGATGAGGGTGTCTCCAGGTTTCATTCTTTGAACTGTGCCAAGGAATGTCGTTATATTCATCACCTTCATGGCGCGTTCTCCTTTAGGTCTGGTCGATGACTTTGGTACCGAGGACTTTTGCCATTGTGTTGGCGAGTTTCTTCGTTATGTCTCGACTTTGACTCGTTGCCGACCGCCACTGAATATTGTTAGTACCAGTGAGGACAACAACTGCGTAGTGGTCGCGCCCCACGTATGGAGTCGGTGGCTCCTTTAACACGACAGACAGTTTCGTCTCTTTCACTTTCGTTGTCTTCGCCATAGTGACCTCCTAGTCACAGGTTTTCTTGCCCGTCTTTAAATCGACGTAGCAAGCATCGCTTGAGTCCCCGACGTTCAGGATGCCGTACCTCTTCCCTTCAGGGTTAAAAGTCGTACACCCTTTTGCTCCTCCCCTCCAAGCAATGAGGTAAATCTCTCCGAAGTCCTCCCATTTCATCTTTGGGTTAACATTGCAGGTCTTACTCACCGCGCTGTCAACGTGTTTCGTCACGGCGAGGAGGGTTTTTAGATGATCCTGCACAGTGCACTTCGTGGCGACCTTTCCCTTCACCTTGAACACCCTGTAGCCGTAATCCAGTACTCTCTCTTTCCGTATCCCATCGAATTCTTGGATGTCTCTGGTGTAGGAATAGGAGAAGACGGGCTCTATCCCGGAGGATATGTTATCTGCAGCAAGGCTGATCGTTCCCGTTGGTGCAATGGAGGTTAGGTGGGAATTCCTGATCCCATAGAGCCGTATCATCTCCTGCACGAGCTTTGATCTCGTCTTTATAAAGTTTCCGGCGAGATATTTCTCTTTATCGAAGAGAGGAAAGGGGCCTTTCTCTCTTGCCAAATTGGTTGAGGCTATATAGCATCCCTCACATATCGCGTTCATTATTCTTTCTGTTAACTGTATAGCTCCCTTGGTCCCGTAGGGCTTACCGAGGGCTTCAATAGCATTGGCCAGTCCCGTTATCCCCAAACCCATTCGACGTTTCGATTTTGCCTCCACTTTTTGTTGAACAAGAGGATATGTTGCCACGTCAATTATGTTGTCCATTGCTCGGACCACGACTTCAACGTCCTTCAAAAGTTGGTGCCAGTTGAAGTACCGTTTCTTTGATTTATCTGTCATTATGTACTTCACTAGGTTGAAGGAACCGAGAAGACATGCTCCGTATGGCGGGAGGGGCTGCTCTCCACAGGGATTTGTTGCAGCTATTGTTTCACAGTAGTAAAGGTTATTCATCTCGTTGACGCGATCGATGAAGATCACGCCGGGCTCGGCCCAATCCCAAGTGGACCGCATTATCATTTCCCAGAGATTCCGTGGGTCAATACGGCTGTGCACTCGACCACCCCATTTGAGTTCAAAATCTGCCCCATTGATTACGGAGTGCATGAACTCGTCTGTGATAGCTATGGAGGTGTTGAAGCCTTTCAACTCCGTCGTGTTCTGCTTCGCGCGGATGTACTCTTCTATGTCAGGGCTATCTACACGGAGGACTGCCATCTGAGCGCCTCTACGATGCCCGGCGGAACTGACGGTGAGGCAGACGGCATTGAATATTTCCAGGAATGAGACCGGGCCGCTGGCGCCACTGTTCAACGTCTCTATGAGAGTTCCACGAGGACGAAGAGTGGAGAAATCATAACCTATCCCTCCCCCCATCCGCATAGTCTGTGCGGCTTCAGCAGCCCTTGCCATAATACCACCCTCGGCGAAGAAATCCCCGTTCTCGATCCCTGCGACGAAGTTGTCCTGCAACGTCCCGGAGACAAAACAGTTGAAGGGAGTAATCCCTCGTGGAGAACCCACGGAGACTTGTGCTCGTCCGGCGAGAAGGAAGCGTTGGGCGAGGAGGATTTTCCGGAAGGTGTGGTAGTGTTCGGAGTTGTCGGCGAGAGCCGCGGCAATCCGGTTCATTCCCTCTGTGAAGGTCTCATTTTCGAGGAGATGTTTGGATTTTTGGATCTCTTGTGATACTCTGAGAGTTGGCCCCACTGGTTTTTCCTCATTCATTCGTGAGCTTTCCATCTTCTTCCTCATTCTTTAGTAGCTTCAATTACAACTCTGTTCTCTACTTGCTTTTGTATTATCAAGTTGGCCCCTATTAACGATCGTAATATACGCTCGTAAGTATCGACGGTCATTACTTTAATGAAGTGTCTATAAAGGGTGGACTTCGTAAGGTTCTCTCCATTCTTCAGTCGGAGAAATTGCAGCACGTCTGCCGCTAATGTCATTTCAACTTCCTTATTCATCTGGCCGAAAACATGGGGCATGTCTGCTTCTAACTCAGTTATACGCTTGTTGGCAAGTTGTAACTCATCTGCTGTTATTACGAGATCATTCTTAGTGGAGGCTGCAAGAACCATAGCGAGCTTATGAATATGGGTTTGTTTTCGGGCCAAGTAACCAGAGAACTTATCCCCAAGGAGTTCTTTATTAGACCCTTCCTCATTGTGTCGTTCATACCAAGCAGTTCCCCACTCTATCGTATCAGGAGCAAGAGTGTAAGAGCCAACGAGGTTTGATATGACTTCAAGATCATGGATTAAGGCGAGTTGTTTGTCTCGATGGTCTGGTGGTAAATGCAGGAAAGGATAGGCGACGAGTTTCCTCTTCTTCTCCGCGTACACGAAAATGGAACGAGAGGCCAAGCCTCCTCCATAGAAATAATCGGTGAAGTTTTCTGCAACCCAGGCCGGAGTCGTACAGCCTATAATGTTTATCCAAGGAGACTTAATAACCTCTTCTCCATCCTTCTTCGTAATTTTCTTCCAGGCCCCAGGATCACCGTCCCACAGAGATGTAAGGACATCTATTAACTCTCTATTCCTGGGATCAAGGAAGGTTCCCAATTCAGATGCCACGATGGTTATTGCTGACATGTACATGGTCTCGTCGGTGTTGGGGAGGGGGATTTCTTCTCCAGACTTCGACATGACTTGAACCAGCGCTTGCCATGTACTGGCTGCGGGGCCGAAATTAATGTAAGGAAGCTCACCGAGGAGTTTCATACCAATGGCTGCGGTCGTGGACTTTGATACTATCCCTGCAGGAGAAACGAAGAAAATAAAGAAGTTAGGAGTCCATTCAAAGTAACCCATATGTAACCAGACCCGGCGGCGGAGTGCTCCTGCTATAGCGCTGACGCCAGTCCAGAAGTGAAACCTCTCAGGGGCTTCAGAGTGTTGGGTGTATTCGAGGTATGCTTCTAGCCAGTTACTGATACATCGTTGTTCCACTGTTGCCCCTCAACATTGCTGGTTTCCAAGTCCCTTCCGAAACCTCCATCTCCCAACAACCATTCATCTTCCTGTGGGGCTTAATATCCCCCCAGCTAATTTCACTAACTGCGGTTGTTACGGGGATGGTTAGAGGGTCATCATATGGGACTGGGACTTCCATCTGTTCGATTATCTTGTCGAGGATTTCAGGATACGTTTCCATTGGTGCTTGCATTACGAGGGAGTCGTGGACTTGGAGGAGAAGTTGAACTTCGGGGAGGTTTGAGTCTATGTTGATCAGGCCTTGGTTGGTCACGAGAGCTACTGTAGACTGTGGTATCCATGCTAGTGCTTGGTGGAGCGTTTCTGGGTTGAGTCTGTCAAAGAAAAATCTTCTAAAGCCGAATTTATTGCGGATTGTACGAGTAGTTTCAAGGTCAAATTTAATTCGGGATTGCCAGATGGGGATTTTGGGGTGCGTGCCAAGCCAGCTATTAATGAATTGTTGTGCTTGTTGTGTAGTACCACCAATGTAGGTAGAGAGAGTGCGAGCGGAGACACCGTAGTTGACAGCATGGACGCCCTGTTTGGCCTGCTGGTAAGTACAGCCGATAGCTTTCGCATTCTCCTCATGAATATTGAGACCAGAGCGGAAGATATCCTTGAGCTCCTCGTCGTCAGCGTCCCAGGCCACGACTTGAGCGTCTGCGCGTTGGAGATCGGCATCTATGATTATGTATCCTGGGTCAGGGAGGAACATCCTCCTCAAATTCGGTAACTCTACTGTCGAGGCCACCATTTTAATAGTCTCTTGGTATACTAGGTTGTTGGTGCCCTCCAGAATAACTCCAGTGTTCTTTTCCTTTTATGTACGCTCCCTGTCTTTTATTTTCTGTTTTAATGTAATTGTACAAGGTACTTACGCTTACCTTCAAATATTGAGATATGTATTTAATGGAGCGCCCCTCGAAGCGCATTGCGTTTATTTGTTTTACAGCATCTGCAGTAATTTTCCTGTTAAAGCCCCCATCTCTTTGTCGTATAATCATGTCTCTTGTATTGTCTTTATGTGTTCCTAGAGTTAAATGGGAAGGTTCAAGGCATTCTGGAGTGTCACAGGTATGTCTTATAATGAGATCTTTTGGAATGCTCCCGTTCAAAAGTTCCCAAAGGACTCTAGCTGCATGTCTGGTTTTTCCTTCATACCAGAATATGGGATACCCATCTTTATCTTTCCCACCTGTCCATTGAGTACATTCGGAGGAAGTTTCTACTACGTACTGCGCCATTCTATCTATAGTGTTCATCATTCTTTCTCCGTCCCGCGAGGTATGGTTTGTAAATTTCCTCCAGACCCAAATGCATCCTTTGAATACGAGAAACGATACGTGTTCGTCCCGCAGATATTAACCGATGATCCTATCCTTTCATCATCTCGGAGAAGGGCGTCGGCGAAGTTTGACTTAAAGACTCGGATGGAGCGGTATTCCTCGACCTTTTCGAGAAGGGGTCGAAGGAGGCCATTTTCCCTTTTAATCTTTGTTATCGCTGCATCATTCATAGTGCGACCTTTGGTCTTCCGATCTCTTATTTCTTTAACTCCAAAGTCATCGTAAATTAACGTCGTCATCTGTGGGTTAGAGTCGGGATTAAGGTCGTGTCCGAGAACTTCGTTGAACCACAATCGTCGGGAGTCTTTCGCTTCTTGTAATGACGTGGACAAACCGTCCTTGTATTTCTTATTAACCCTACAGCCGCGGAGCATCATTCTTAAGACTGGAGGAACTAACTTCATGAGAAAATTGTATTGCTCTCGTTGATCTAAATCATCTACTGCTTTATTTAAAGATGTGAAATCCTCAAAGGTGTAAGCGCAGTCATCGCAATTGTACGTCCAATGGGTATTAACATCATCGGTGACAGGGTTCCACTTCTTTCCTTCCTCTTTCCAAAATCGATAGTACACACAATGGAGGGAGGTTATAACTTCCAGGGCCTTGCGAAGCTCGGAGAAACATGTGTGGTGCATTATCATAATGTCGTCTGTGGTGTTTGGTAGATAACCCCAATCGTGAGCGAGGTACTGCATGTCGTAGAGGCAGTTCTGCCAAACCACTCCGTTGGTTTTCATAACCTCCTTAATCTTCAGGACAATTGTGACCTCATCCTCCAAAGACCAGTAATTTGGATTGTCCTTTACGAATGAATTAAATGGAATACAGATTACTTTATCTTTCGACGTGCCTATACCTATACAGTCTATTTGTCCTCCCCATGTCTCTGTATCTGCAACTATGGTCTGGTCCTTTATATCTCCGAGGAAATCCATAACAACGTCGAGACTAGGGGCAATAACGTACTCACGGTTTGGGTAACGGATTTCTGGAAATGCCGATTGCATCAAGCATCGTCGGAGATCCTGTACTGCTAACCATCTCCAGGACCATTGGCGGGTGATGGCAGCGGGATTGAAAGTCGGGACGACTTTGACGTCATGAACGCCGTTAAGTATAGAACCTCTCCATTTGGTGATGCCAATTTCACCACATAAGGCCCATAGAGGAGTGGCTCCGAGAGCGACAACAAGATTGGGCCGATGAAGCCCAATCTCTCTCCTAAGAGTTTCCCGACCAACAGAAACTGCGGTGTTAGGGTATTTTCCATTTATCCTTTCAACCCCAAAGCTCTTTGCGTCTTTAGCGGTGTAAAAGCAATTCTCAATCTTCCCATGAGGGGGGACGGCGTCGAGGACGTTGCACATGAATGTTTCATGGGGGAGGATGCCTACCTCCCCAAGCATCTTGCGAAGCTCCATCCCGGTGTAGCCGACGAAGGGCTTTTGCTGAGTCTTCTCATCCGGCCCGAGGGCTTCCCCTACGAGCCAGATCTTTGCGGATTGGGAGCCGGAAGAGATCATGAATGGTTGCCCCACCAAGACCAGAATTTACTCCACCAGGATGCGGCTGTACAAATCATATGATGTGTTGGAGGGTTCCAGTCATCGATGAAAACTGATCCACATTTTGGACAGGTTATTTTCTCTAAGGTTGGACTGCTACCCCAGGTCATTTCTCCACCTCAATCGGCCTTGCATCCATCGGCTCTCTATGGAAGGAGTAGTTGTACTTCGCCTTTAACTCCCCAGCGACGTCAAAGCCTTGGAAGTAGATGGTCACCTCCACACATTGATCTGCGACCTCGCGGAGTTGATCGAAGATCCGTTCGAGGTTATCAGGCATCCTGTTAGATCCCCAAGTCAACTAATGCGTCGATGGTTTGGAGCGTGCTCCGATGGGTTATCCAGATCCCACCAGCATCGATCCACAGGTCTCGATATATCTCCCGATCATCGATTAGAATGTCACCGGGGGTACAATAATGACTCTTGTCTCTAGAACGACAGCAGATAACCATGACGGTGTCGTTGATATTCCTCTCGACCCATGAACGCTTATTGTTTTCGGCCTCAGGTACCAACGATGGAATGCCGGTCAGGATGATTGGGTTATGTGGGGCAATGTACCGCCACAACTCGATAAAATCTTGCATTGGAGGAATGTTAAGGTAGAAATCAGGTTCTTTACGAACCGCAGACCAATTCACACCATCGGTCAGTTTGTCGGGACGTATGCCGAAAACAGCCTCATAGTGGGTGTTGAAGTCTGTCAGGACACCGTCCATGTCTACGAACATCTGCATTTTTATTTTCACTTCCTCCCCACGTAAGGTGATATCATTTTAAGGCCCTTCTCTTGAAGAGCAGTCAGATGTACCGCGTGATCCAATATTATGGCGGAGATTTCCAGTCCCCTAAGTCTCAGGGGTCGTTCAAGTATCCGTGGCCCCTCTATTCTCAAATCTTCTCGGTCGTGCTTCCTGGCTAGATATCTTGGTATGGCGAGTGTATCATTTACCCAGACAAACATTGCATTACGTGGAGCACCCAACATTTGTAGTGTGGTACGGCCTGAGCCTCGAGCGTCATCATCCATCATTCCAATCCCCTTATCCTGCTCGCTGCGAGCCCTGCTCCATGCCTGTCCTTCTCTATCCCCCAAGCCACCACTTTCAGTGAATTCGCTGCGGGAAACACCGGTCCCGATCCACAACAAGGGTCGAGAACGTAGTCTCCTGGAAGGCAAGATTGGAGGATCAAGTGTCTATATAACTCCACCGGTTTGGTGGCCGCACGAGCAACGTCTCTAATATGCGGGGCAGTTACGATGCAGTCTGGATAGAGGGCAGTGACCCTTCTATTTCCCTTGTTAGCGAAGAGAATTGCCTCATACGTCCGTCTCGGTCCGTGGTTTGGTTTGGGGGCTATGCCGGAGGTACTTCCTCGGAACCAAATCAACGGGCGTTCCCATACGTCCCAACCTTCCTCTGAGACAAGTCTCTTCACAAGGGAAAAACGATTAACGTCACAGAATATATAAAGGTGGGCCTTCTTCTCCGTTATTCTGAAACCTTCCTTCGCTATCGCCATCACTATCGCGTTTGAGATCTCGGGGGTGTCCTCGTAAGTATGGCGATCAGCAGATTGAGCGGCGAAGGTGTCTGCATTTACGCCGTAAGGTGGGTCTGCAATGATACAGGAGAACATTTCTTCATCCAATTCAGGGAGATGTTTAAATAAATCCCCCTGGATGAGGTTGTGTGGAGTGGCTGTTTTCGACACGTCAAATTCTTTGGCGAGACTTTCCATATGCTCCCTATTCAGTTTTTTCTCAATTATCTTAACCGCTTCCTCTCGAGATTTGGCTTTCATTACTTCTGGATCGTCGGAGTAAGTCGCGACAATGAGGTCTTTCTTTACGTCCTCAATTGCAGTACTAAGTACTCTTTCTTTCCCACTTAACTCATCCAACTCCTCTGCTGTGTCAGACTTTGTTTGAACTTCTCCCCTCTCCTCAGCCTCCCGCGTTCTTATTTCATGAAGTTCTGCAACTGCCTCTGCCTTTTCTCTCCAAGTTAAATTAATGCGGCGAATGTTCTCGTCGAGTTCAGCTTCCTTGTATTGATTGATGGTGAGGTCGGACAGGTTTACTATAGGAATTAAACCAGGGGCTACTGGAATTCCATTGTAGTTGAATTGGAAATTTTGTTCTTGGAGATTTTTTATAGCGTGGAGACGTTGTTCTCCTGCGACTAAAGTCCTTCCATCTACCTCAACGACTAGGGCGTGCATGAGGCCGAATGTGTATATTGACGCAGAGAGGTTTGCCTCCTTCTCCACGTCAAACCTTTTGCGAATTCGATCTTCCTTTATTATGATTTCCTCTAAAGGTACTAATTCCATTTAAGGCTCCAAGGTGGGAGGAAAAGTGGGGAAGGGATTTTAACTCCTCCCCCACTGTCAAGTTACGCAGCGAGTGGCGCCACTCTCTTAACCTCTGCGTATATGAGGCTTGAGTCATTCTTGTCTGCCCGGTGGCTGACACGAACGAGTGCGGTTCCGTTCATGAGCATGACGGGCTGCCAGTTTCCCTTGGCTTTGTTTTGCCCGAGAGCTTCACGGAGTGCGCCGAGGGATATGTTCTTCCCCTCGTCGAAGTCTAGAAGCACCTGGTTGTTCTCGGTCTTGAAGTCGAGCCAGTGGTCCTGCTTGACGAAGTTTTTCTCCTGTTTCGTCACTGCAGTGCACTTGGGATCTTCGATGCACCACTGGACGGAGAGGATTGCTCTGTCCACACCGTCCACGACTGTCTTTTTTGGGGAGAGTTTCGTGATGACTGCGGTCCAGTCTTGCGCTGGTACCAGGATGAGCTTCGTTGACATTGCCCCTTCGAAGTTCGTGTCGAGGAATGTCGTTACGTCGAACATTGAGAGTTCATCGGCCATGAGGTTAGGTTCCTTTGGATTGATTAAGGGTTAGGGTTGTGGTCGTTATGACCTAAAGAATAGCTTTTATCTTGCGAGCACAGTCAAGAGCGGAGGCATAGGTGCGCCCACCCTGAACTGCTACATCGGCAAGTGCGCGGGGCAACGTATGTTTGTTGCCTTCAGGATCTCTTTGCCACTTCCCGCCGCATGATTTGGTTGGGACGCCGCGCGTGCGAAAATAACGGTACAGCAAACAGTCTCTTGTATCGTAATAACTCCACTCCGTTTCCCCCGGCTGTGTTTCCAGCCATACGAGGAGACCGTCGAGGCTGAATACGTCGGGAGTTGTTTCGATGTAGGTTGTCTGGTCAAGTGGCATTGTCGTCTCCATGTGATGGGTTAACTTGCATAACCTAATTCCTCCAATTTATAATAAACCTCCCTACACGCCTTTACATCAGCAAGTGCATCATGAGCCCCTTCGAACCCTTCCTTCTCAACGAGGGAGACATAGGCTTCGGAGAGCTTGGGCCATTTGAAACCCCCACGAGGATTTGGGAGTTTTAGGACAAATGAGGAGGCCCGCATTGTACAGAACACACCGGAAACCGTGTCAAATTCTCTGTCTATTCTGGAAAACTGCGCGGCCATCACATTCATGTCGAACTCTATATTATGGGCAATTATGCGGGAGGACATTTTCCGGAGGTTGGAGAGTATTGAGCAGACTACCTTGATCGGTAATCCGAATTCCTGAACCTCAGCGAGGCTAATTCCATGAACTTTGTATGCGCCTTCAGGTACTTGTTCTTCCAACCCAGAATTCACCCGGCAGTTTATAATGGCCTTTACATTCCTTTCCTCATCGTCGAGGATGGCGGCGAACTGAACGAGGTGGGGTTGGGAAAGATGGTCGGGAGGCTCCTTCATGTTGTAGAGACCGGAGGTCTCTGTGTCTATAAAGAGGGGCAAGTTATTTTCCTTCCATTTCTACAGCGAGTTTCAACATTTCCCTGGACACCAATGCAGTGTCCCATACCATTACTCCACCGCCGACCTCATCGGACCAGTAGGTGTGGCCCCCAACCTTATTATCCTCAACGTATAGTTGATTGCCACGGCTGTCGGAGGCAATGTGGTTAAGAGTCATCTCCCTTTTGCCCATCAGTCCAACTTCTCGAAGAGTTCATCATAGGTGAAGACAATCTCATTAAGCAAAAGATACATAAGGTCGGGTTCCTCTAATTCTCCTGGGAGGAACATAGTGGTGTGTTTCCCTGCCCCAGTCATCCAACCGGCTTCGAGGTGAGCGGAGCGTCCACAGGGGAGTAGAAGGACGCAGGTGTCTGCCCACATCATTGCACGGAGGTCTTGTGTGAAACCTTGTGCGACTCGGGGGTGGCTTAAAAGGACAGTGCGGTATCTATCTTTATCCCAACTGTGCCATTCCTCATCGAGTTCGCCCCAAGAGAAACCACCTGGACCAAATGGAGGGTGGCGGAAGTCATGGACCTCATGGCCGACGGAGCGAAGTTCACCCACTGCAGTCGGTTGTTCCTCGTTTCGCCAGGAAGAGGCGAGGTAAATTCTTTTACCCATTTATTTGATTTCCATGGGGCTCTGGTGTGTTTTGTCTAATAACTTCTTCCTCTAGAAGTCTATCTACTTCGATTTTCTGCTCACGAAGAAGGCGAATTGCCATCTCGCAAGCACCCTCGTCCTTGCTCGGTCCTCCAAATTCCTGGAGCAAAACCTTGGCGAGGGACTCTATTTGTTCCTCTAGTGAAATGATAATTCCTTTCAGGAGCCCGGGGACTTTGAAGTCTGGTAATGCCTCAACCCGCTTCACCACCTCCGCGATGGTTTCACCTTCATTTGTGGAAAGGCACTTGTCGCAGACCGTTCGACTGTCTTCATCTTCACAGTCCTTAACTGCCCCGATGCACCACCACAGTTTATTATTCTCATCCAAGTTCGCTCGAACCGTTTTCATTTGCCTTCTCCATTGAAGATTTGTCCAAAACTCGGTTGCAGGTCAGCGGTCAGGGGGAGAACCCGTGACTTCAGGTCCATCTCCCCATCCAGGGTCTTCCACCTGAATTTCTTATCATCCTTGTATGCTGCTATGACCTCGTCAAAGGGGATGATGACCTTTGGGGCCAGCTTCACTCCAATGGTGTCAATCGTTATATGCGTTCCTCCTGATATTTCATCCTTCTCCCTTGCTGTGTGGGAGATTAGGACAAAGTTACACTTGAGATCTGAACAGAGTTTATCGGTGAATGTTAAAAGGGTTTCTTGAGCAAGAAGGAACTCCGGAAGAGACATTATGATCTTCGGGCCGACGACGAGTTGGCGGGTTATTTTACTCAAACCTGTAAGGCCGTCGATGACGAGGACTTTGTCTTCTTCGAAGTTATCAACCATCCCGAACTCTTTTCCCGTCCGGTCATCGACGAAGTTGGCACAGGTGGAAAGAAGTTCCAGGAACTGTTGGTATTCATGACGATTTGCGCCAGGGGTTTTTTGGAGGAAGTCGGCGTTTTGGGAGTTTACCAGCCGGGCATTCATCTCAATGGTCGCCCAATCGATCTTCGCTGGGGAGATATAATGCCAGTGACAACGGTCTTCGGGGAGGTCTTCAAGGATTGTTGCGATCCCCGGCTCCGTTGCGATGATGAAGAGTTCCTTGTCGGTCTCCTTGATGATTGTTCGGAGAGAGGTCGTTTTTCCTGTGGCGATTGGGCCTTCAACCAGTATGTTGTGTTTCATGACAGTTTACTCCATAGAGAGAAGAGGTAGAATGAGGCGACAACTACTGCTATGAAGCAGAGAAGGAGGGTCCATTTCCACATTGAGTTTCTCCACTTGTTTGCCTATTTCATGGTTCTTTAATCCACATCACTCCAAAAACTATAACCATTGCTAATCCTATAAAGGCTAAAACAAAGGTAACTACTGTCGCAGCAGTGGGTCCAGTAATTGTACTACTCGTGGAGGAGGCACTTAATGCTAATCCAACCATCATTCTAACGAAATTGTCTTGCATCAGTCTATCTCCCTTTTAAGAGGATTCCAATGATGTTCTTCATACTCCGCCTCGATCCAGGGTTTTGGGTCTTGAGACGTACAGAGGGTGAGGTACTTACAACCTCCGTAATTTCCACAGGCCGTGTCTATTTCAAAATCGTAGTAATCCTGCTTCCACATACGGATCATTTTCTCCACGTCACGTTGGAGTTGTTTGAGCCAGCGGTTAATCATCCATCTTGGTCTCTGCTCAATCACCATCGCGAAGGTTATGTCCCTCTTCAACACCGCACAGCCGCGGATGATAACGCCTTGGATTTTGTATCCATATTCCTCCGCGGCCCAGACATATCCTGTCATCTGGGAAGCCAACTTCCATTGGTTCATCCAATACTCACCGAGGGAGGTTGCGGTCTTATCGTCGAGGACGAAGTTGGCATCAACATACTCCGCCATCATATCGAAGCGGCCGGCGTAGAGAATTGGCTCTCCAGTTTCAGGATGAACGACTCCAGGGATTGGGAGGGCGAAGGTCCACTCTACCGCTGGCTTTCCATCTATCATCGCCGGCCGAACGGGGTCGTCAGCTAGGGGCCACTGGATGAAGTAGGATAAGAGGCAGTCAAGACAGGCATCGAGGGTTTTTTGGGAACCCGAGCCTGTTGCAGGGGGGTTGAAGTCACCCCAGTCGAGGATTATAGTTTTTGCGCCTCTAGCCAGCGCGTCGGGGAAAGGGAGTTTTTCCTCTCCGTAGAATGCCTTACGGGTGACTTCTAAACCTCGGGCAAAACAAGCCCCAAAGACGAGGTGAACGTTTTGGCCTTTGGGGCGTAGGTGCTGAATGTGAGCGTAGTTTCCTAACTGCCCACAGGCGACGAAGTCTTTTCGGATCGTTGAGTCGATAAGGGTAGGGAATGGGAAAGCCGGCACTTTCTCTCTCCTAGGTTTGTGGGGGAAGAAATCGGGGAGGGTCCAATGGGAAAAAGTCCCCTCCCCAATCGAGCACGCCAGGCAAGTCGGCTAAAACCCTACCTTGGTGCTCTGGGGAGCAGCTTCGCCGGTCTACTCCCTTAGAGTTTCTTTAATCTTAATCATCTTTCCCATCCTCGCTTAATCTGTGGAAACTACCGATGACCTCGTTTCCACTCTGGGCCGTGAGGCTGCCAGATTTGCCGTGGCGGGGAGGCTTTTCATCGTCCACGAGCATCTTACTTAAAGAGGTCATCCAATTTAGCCGGCAGGTTCGACTCCCTCTTCGCCTTTTCCTTCTTCGTTGTCGTCGCTCGACGGCTCTGTCTGAGTCCGCTCAGAACCATCGAGTACTCGTCCGAGGGAACGTCCTCCCCCCGTAGGACTTTCGCCCTCAGATCCTGAAGTTGCGCTACTGCGTCCATCGGTGTTTTCCTTACGTTGTTTGTCTATCCAATCCCGGAGGAGGGTTGTCATTAACCCCGATAGTGTTCCATACCTGGTCCTGGCGTGGAGGGGGTCGAGTAGGAGTAGGTGTACCTGCTGGTGCAGACTTTCTGGAAGGCTGACTGTTACCTTCTTCGGTCGGTCTGTGTGAAGAGGTTTTACCATTAGGGTTCCCGTGAATTATGGTATTGTGGGCCTTTTTCCCCCAGATGTCAACCGTTATTTGCACTTTTTAGGTTTTGCTGGAAGATTTTTGTGTATGGGCTCCAGGACCTTGAGAAGCGCGATGCAGAGGGCGAGGGCAGGGGTGGCGGCTTATCCCTCTATAGGAGTCCCCAAGGTTGCGTCGTATCGTCTTGACCCACCCGAATACCTCCCCCCAGAAACTGAGTGCGGGCCACTTAGGCACCACCATTCTTCCTCTAGCATCAATTCCAACGCGGCATCTATTGAGGTAGTGTACGGTAGTATCTGATGAGAATCCTCGGCTACATTGGCCCAGCATATAAAATCATCGCCTTCTGTCATCCAAGCCAATGAGTCAGCATCATGAAAACTCTTTTCAATTACTTTATTGCAGAGACGAAAGATCTCTACATCAAACTCCCGGCTACCCTCCGTGGCATTCTCAAGCCGCTTTATGAGGTCAGTCATGACGAAGCCTCCCAGGCCGAAACACAAACCGGAGCTACCGACTTTGCCAGTTCGTGCATAGCATCGGCATATACTCGTATCTCATATTGGGCGTGTTCATCACACCTCAATGTCATGAAGCGGAAGAGATTGAGGAGGTTGACTGTGGCGAACATGTGGGAGTAGGTGTTGAGGGGGAGGACACAACGGGCGAGTTCGCGGGGCCAGCCACTTTCCAACAAATATCTGTATGTTCCGAATGCACTTTCGCAGAACGATGTTAATTCTCTTATCTCATTTTCTCTCTTCTCGTCGAATTCTTTTCTGTCTAAGAACCTGCCCTGTTTGTTTACAGTATCTTGTTCCCCTACATACTTCACGTCTGGAACGTAGAACACCTCCGGCAACGGACGATAACGGGCGGAGAGCTCATTATAACTCCACGTCCGGTGTCGGTGCCACTGACGGAAGACGAAGATAGGAGCGTGAACCTCGAAGGTGAAGGTAACGGCCTCAAATGGCGTGGTGTGTTTGTTCCGCCAGAGATAACGGATTAGTTTCCTATCCCCCTCTTCATCCTCCCCTGCCCTCCACGCAGCGTCGTATGACACTCGGGCCGCGCGGACGACGGAGAGGTCGCCGCCCATTGAGGAGACTAGACGGACGAAGCCGTGGTCGAGGACGTTTATCTTTTGCATGATTAGTCTTCCTTTATTCAAGGGGCTCTTGCATCAATTCCTCAGCAATCCATAACATTGCGGCCATGACACTTCGGAACTTTATCGACTCACGTGGGAATGACCTGTGTGGGTCCCAGCGTTCGTCCAGGACAATGATGTTACCTGGCTCACCACGGATACAAAATGCTCGCTCGTTCTCACCATCACGAGCGCTCGTCGTCCCACCTGGGTGCACAGTTAACCATGCGGATGCCGCTCCCGGCGTTTGTTTTGCGTGGACGTCCCAATGGTTCGGATTTCTGTAGTGCACAGAAAATCCGAGTGGGTGAAATGGCTGTGCTTGGTCGAAGAAATGCTTCTCAGCCTCTATTTTACACGTCCGCGTTACCGCGCCGTCGGTTTTTCCCTCTAGGGTCAATTTGGTCATATTTCCTCCATTGTAAGTGTTTTCATCATTCAGAGAACATACAGAGCCGCGACTCCGGGCATCCACAATTTGGAAATTGACAGTGCATACATCCGATGTGGATTTCGCCATCATCGGTCTCAATCGTCTCGTCGTTGCCGAGCGGGTAGCTACATTCACCGCAACACGGAAGCGGTTCTAATACTCGGTATATAAAGTTTTTCGGTGCATTCATCGATCCTATCTTCCTCTATTATACGCGCTTTTCAACGCGCTATACTGTTTCTCTGTAAGAAAACCCTTCTCCTCCCACCAAGTGTGAATTGAGTCTATGAACTCGGAGAAGGTTCCGCGGGCGCCAGCCATTACAACCGTGAACATTTCATTAATTTCATCTGCATCGGTGTGTTTGTCCTTGAGGTCAACTTCGGAAAAGGCCTCCTTCGGATACCTCCCCTTTATGAAGAGTTCCCAAGTCATATTCCTCGCGGCAAGCATAGCGTTAACCTTCCTGATCGCGACGAGACACTCGTGATCGTTAGAGGAGGTTGTCATTGCGAGGAGCTTTGTGAGGGTTTCGATTTCTCTGGTCATTTTGCATCTCCTTGTCTATACTTTATCACCAAAGGAGGCAAGTCTTACCCTCCATCCTTGCTCTCCACCCTTCCTATCCTCTACGATAATCTGGGAGTCCTTCAAAGCTCTACGGATGGTGTCTGAGAGTTTCCAATTCTCTCTCTTCCTCGCCCATCTCCGAACGCGGAGTAGGTAGGTGACTAAACCTGTAAGGGCTTGTTCCACGGCGCTATTTCTCCTCTCAAGACCTACAGTGTAGTCGAAAAGCCTGTCATATTCAGGTTTCCAATTAGCTGTCCCGTCGGGATTTCGTTTTATATGAGGCATCATTTCATCCATCCACTATGCAGATTGAGTTTTCTGCCCGTGTAATTGCTGTATAAAGCCACTGCTTCCGCATCTCAGGATCTCTCCCAAAGATATGATCATCGAGGAGGAGGATGTTGGGCCACTGAGAGCCTTGACTTTTATGGCAGGTTATCGCGTAACCAAAGTCAAATTGGTGAAAACCCTTCATGTCGTACTGAGTGTATTCCTTGAGGGTTTCAGGGAAACGATACTCGTCGAAGTAAGCGTTGAATGCTTCTACGGGGGTTTCGGTGCCCTCCTCATCTTTGACAAGAAGGTTTGTGTACGGGGAGCTTTCCTCGGAGTCGACTACAGAGAACAGCTGCCCGTTGAATATGGCGGTTGTTCTTGTCTTGTCTGTTTCCTCGTCGTGAAGTTCGATGACTGAGTTTTTGAGGCAAATTACCTTCTCCCCTTCCATGGGATACGTGTCGATGAAGTCATGGTGGTATCTCCACTTCTTATTCTGCATTCTTCTAGTCTCGTTCTTCCCACAGATTATTTGGTTCGCCTCTTTAGCATGTTTGAGGCGGAATTGGGATAGACGGATCTTCATGCTTTCCCCGAAGGTTTCGAAGGGGATCTTCCTTCCTTCTCTGGCAAGCATGGAGAGTTGTATGATTGGATTGTCCAGGGCCTGCCGGTGGATTTCAGTGAGTAGCGTCTGTGGTGGATCACGAGTGAAGGCACCTTCTCCGGAAATTGGGGGGAGTTGGCCGGGGTCACCGAGGACGAGGATTGGAACGTTGAAGGAGAGGATATCCCGTCTATGCGCGTCGTTCAGCATGGAACACTCATCAAGGACGATGAGTTTTGCCCTTCTCACCCCAGACTCAGGGTTCACCTCAAACTTCGGTTGGGAGAGTTCACGCATCTCCATCATTATTCTGTCAGCCTCCTCGGGACTGGCGGTCTTCTTTTCCTTCTTCAACTCCCGCATCTTAATTTCATCCATTGGGACGAGGCGGTAGACCATTTTGTGAAATGTTGTGGCGTTTTCCACTCCGTTCTGCCTCATGACGAGGGCAGCCTTTCCAGTGTAGGCACCATTGAGGACGAGGCCGCTAATCCCCTCAACTAAATGTCGGGCTAGGGTTGTCTTTCCTGTGCCGGCGAAGCCGAAGAGACGGTAGATGAGTTCCTTGGGATTTTTCAACCAGGCTTTTACGTCGTTGAGGGCAGCTTCTTGTTGTGGGGACCATTTCATTTTCTTGCCTCTTTGATTAGTTTTCTGCCCACGGGGGTCAGCAAATTCACGAGTCTGTGCCAAGCTCCTGTACTTGAGTACACCCTTCTTGCATCTTTAATTAGAATGTTCCTGATGTCGTGTTTTCTTTCAACAAAGGCTAACTCTATTCCTCTCCTGATAAAGCTACACAAAACCTTTGTGGGAGTTCCGTCGTAGTCAGTCATCTCTATAATTATAACGTGCTTCTTCGGTCTCATTCTCCCTCTCCTTCATGTTTCTCCGCGATCAGCCGTTCGATCTCGGAGGGATCATAGGCTTCCTCGGACGGGGTTAGTAGGGTCTCTTCCCTCTTCGGTATGTCATCCATCATTGCGAGCTCAATTGGATTGATGGAGAACGTAATGGTGACAGGGTCGTTGTCTCTGGCTTTTGAAGGAGAGATTGAAATCACCACGGTGTTTGCGGTGTCGGACAGACGGCGGGTGTAGTCATCTTTGTTGTATTCCTCCGCAAGGGAGCCAAAGAAGCGGTAGAAGTGGTGCCGGCGGGAGACGGCCTCCCTATATGTCATGTCTACAGATACACCGTCGCGGCCCTCTCCAAAGGCTTCTAAGACTTTGAAGTAGGATGCTGGGTATTCTTTAGAGGGCTTTTTCTTTGGGGGCATTAGAGAGATCTCCCGTGAAAGGCGGTGTTTATGGGAAAGTGAACGGTGGTGTTCATAGTAGTCTAAATTCTCCTGTACTTGGATCCATTGTTTTAACAGACAGGTTGAATTCCTTAGCCCAAGTACGCTCCTTCAGAATACCCGCTGAAAGGTTCCAACCAGGAAGGAGTAGGATCACAAGGTCTGCTGAACTTTCAAGCATAGGTTTGTTATGCCAGTCCCAATTACTAGCTGCCCCCTTTAAGTCATACATCTTAGCCACTGAATGAAAGTGGGCGATTGGAGAATATGCGACGGTGCGGACGAGGCCTGTGCGACTTGCTCTTGGCCTGCATAGTCTATCTAACGCTTTCAAGACCTCTATGTATCGGAACTCAACTACAGCTGGATCTGGATCGGAGTAGGGGGAGGCGAGGTATGAGTAGGTCATACCTTACTCTCCACACAGAAGGTTCTGGTGAGCTTCCCTGGTTCTTTCTCAACTTGAATGAGGCCTTCTACCGGCCAGACAATATCGATACGAGTTATGTCGTCTTCTGGAGAGATGTCAAGCCTTTTCATCTGCTTCTCAACCTCGGTTTTGAAGGTGTTCCAGTTCATTTCATTTCTCCTTTATTACCCGTATGTGGAGGAAGTTTTCCGGGTCGTAGATGGTTAAGTTTGGATTGGATAAGGGAGGGTCCATTGGACCCCTCGTCGCTTCGTATGCATTCCGTTCAAACTCCGCAGCGACTCGGTGATGTTCACGGGCTTCCTCGGGATTGTCAGCGAGTTCGGCGAAGACCTTTCTGGCAAAGGCCCGACCGGACCATACGGAGCGTTGATACTTCGGGGGTTGAGTGGCAAGCCACTTTTCGTCAGTTAAATCACACATCGTCTTTCCCCTTCGTCAGTGTCATTCTAAGTTCAGGTTCAAGCCAAAGTGTCGCGTCAAGGACATCAACGTCTTGACAGGACTTCTCTTCCTTACAGAAGATACACCTTTTTATGCCTCGTGGCCAGTGCATTTCTAGTGCACTGACCGTTAAGGCTCCGGCGGCACAGAAGTTACAAAGCCACATTACAGGTTTACCGCTCGGTTTGAGACCACGTTCCAGATTTCCGGTGCCGCAGGAAGGTTCTGCGTTCCCATCAACACCCTGACGTCTACGACTTGGCCCTCACGAAGCGAGTCAAAGTTATAGTAAATAAAGTTGTGAGCCTCTGCCATCGTCCTGTTATCCCACTCGTAAGGATCAACCGTGGCCTTCTGATCCGAGAGCTTCATCACAATGACGGCGGAGCCGGTGTCGAGGTATCCTTCCCGCCACAGGTATCTTGCCTCGATGGCGGTCGCACCCTTCATCTTGATTGCAAGGACGGGAATGCATGTCCCTTCATCTCGGATCTCAAACATCTTGGTTTGCATCGTTCATTTCCTTTACATGACGTTCGATATCGGAAAGTTCCTCTTCGCTCAAACGTCGGATTGTGATTGACTCTCCAGGTTTTAGATACCTTACCCAATCCTGGGATCGGTCCTTTGCCTCTTCTGCAGTCCCTGTGGTGAATGATCCGGTAATTCCTGAAAAGTTCCCGGTGACTTCATACTCATCAATGGTCATCTTATTCTCCTATCTGCGTAGTGATTGACTTCACAGCAGCGGCATCCCAAACACAACCGCTCGAACAATCCCATCCGTAGTACCAGTTGCATCCTTGATACAAACGACGTGCCCATTGATATGGAGCTATGATTATTCCTTGATAACGACGTGCGACCGACCGCCAGTCTATCTGTAGATAGGAGTAGGGCGACTCCTGTATATTTTTATATTTAGCACTGAATGTATCGATGTCCTGGGGTGAGGAGAGCCGGAGGATTGAAGCGTCGGGTACGAGGATTACCTCGTGTTCTACCTTGAAGTCGTCGAGGCGGAACCCCTCACTTTCACACCAGTCCTTCCAACCATCGCCATCCTCAACAGAAAACCAAAACCCTTCCGGCTTCATTTCAGAGGCAGATTTCTGCTCCACCGAACGTACCTTGTTGACCTGAGCCGAGGAATAATGGATCAGCTTCGGGACCGTGTTCATTGCATTCTCCTCTTCTCAATATCCTTAATAAGCATTCCCATAGCCGCCGCCCCCGCACAGAAACCCAGGACGAAGGGCTCTTCCTCCATGTCGTAGGCGTGGGCGGGAGGATCCTCCAGTTTCAACATGTACTCGATGAGGACGTTCAGCGCCTTCTCGAAAGGGGTGTCATTGCTGACTCCTCCTTCGAGAAGTTTCGCCCTGAGTTCTTGTGGGGTCATGTTACTTCACCAGTTCTTGTACATCACCACGGAAATCGATGTCTGGCACGATGGTCTGTGGCTTGAAGATCACTCGGTAGTGGTAGACGCTGACATCCTTTGCCGTCATTTGCTCGGCGAAGAACGTCACGTTGTCGGACAGACCGAGAAAATGCTTCTTGAAAGCGTCAGGACCAGTCTTACACGTGACCGCAAGCTGTGTGCCACGTCCACCTGAGATGGAGCACCGTCCCTCGATGGTGAGGATATACCTGTCGGTTATCCCATTGAGAAAGACGACACGCCGCTCGATCTCGAACATATCGGCAGCTTTCGATATGTTACGCGAGGCGATCGTTGCGTCGTCCTGGCACGCAGTTAGTGTCAACGCGGCGAGCGCGGCGATTGCGATTGTAAGTTTGTTCATCGGGTCTTTCCTTTTAGCTTTGGGTGTAAACGTTGATCTCGTCCTTGGGAAGCATCCCGCAGGTTGCACGGGGGATCATTTGGTACTTGACGAATTTGGAAGGAGTGTAACCTTTTCCAGGACCGATCATTTCTCCTGGAACAAGGTACCATTCATGTCCTGGAGAATGTTCTTGTACCTTCTCCTCCAGGATAACATCCTTGTCAGGAACGCCGGGGAGAGGTTCCCAGGCCATGCACTCTGGCCCGATACAGGGGTGCCCCAACCCAAAACCCCCAGGCGGAGAGGCCATTGACAATGGACATTTGTAGGCTGAGTATTCATCAGGATGAATAATCATCTCACCCTCCCATCGTCACATACGCTTTAACAACCAGCTTGCCGGTGTTCCGGTCCACCTTGAGCTTTGCGTCGCCTTTCGCCACCGCCTCGTTAATGGTGGAGATGGCGAGGCGAAGTCGGCTCTCCGGCGAGCCCCCGTTGAAGGTGGACTTCTTCATCCCAACCACCTTTGCTCCGTGGTCGTCGGGAACGGTGGAGAAGAAGATTTCGGGAAGGGTGGTACATGGAGAAGGTTCAAGAGCGTAGGGGACTTCTCTACTTTTCCTGGTTGGTAGCTCCTTCATTCCCAGTTGTTCCAGGCTGAACCTGGCCTGTACATTGGGACTTTTCGGTACGTCAATGATGGTGGCTATCCGAGTACAGTATGGACCCTCGGGAGTCATGTCACCTGGGGGGACGAGGAGGTACAGTTTACTCTCCTCCCTTCTAACAGCGAGGTGACTTCCCAACTCTATTTTAAGTTCCCTTCGATCTCCCTCGTTGAAATAGAGGACCAGCTTGCCTTCGTTTGTGATTGAGGCCTTCATAGCTTCACCTCTTCGATGGTGACGATAATGGACTCCGGGTAGGGACTGAGACCGAGCAGGTGCTTCGAAACGTAAATGCTGCCGGCGATTATGTTCGGGACGCTTTTCTCTTTATAGACCACGGAGTACTTCTTCTCGGCGGCTAACTCAAACAGTGCAGTTGTCTTTTCCATTTCATCCTCTCGGGTTGGTAGAGCCTAAAGCTCCGGGTGATTATCATACTTCCCTGGGGGTTCAATCTCATACCCAGCGAAGGAATGCACCTCCGCTTCACAGCAGAATGAGACCCATTGAACATCTGTATGGGTGGAGACCACTCCCCAGGCCTCCGTAGTTCCAATGCCAAAGTCCACGAAGTCTCCCTCGCATGGGGAGTGACATAGGGAACAGATCTGGGAGGGTCCTGTGCATTCTCCGCCGTCTAACCTGTGGGGGAAAGAGTAGGCGGAGCATCGGCAGGTGTCCTGCGACCTTAACTTCCTGGTTTCCACAGTCCGTCCTCCTCTTCAATCATCAATCCCCCTTCTCCTGGCCCTACACACTTACAGTCCTCCCCACGGTTTTTGCAGATCCTGCATCTCGTGGGGCTCTTGGGGTCAAAGTACGCCGGCTCGTCACTTCGGTGGGACATCATCATCTCCTATTCCCATTACGTCTTTCCACTCTTTCGTCTCTTTATTTAAATTCTTGTTAAAGTTAATTGAGGCTCTGATTGTAAAGTAAACCACGATGGCGACCACGAGGATATAGAACCAACCTACTGCATTCTCCATCACCACGTTTTCCATCACCACGTCCCCTCTTTAAATTCACTCTCCCATTCATCTGGGAAGTTGAAGGTTCGGGTTGGGAAACAGCTTTCACAAGCCACGGCCCCTTCAGTTAAGTGCAGGCTTTCCCTCTTAAGTCCATGGAATGAGGGGTGCCAGAACTTGATCTTCCGATGACTTCTACCAAAGCGGAGGAGAAGAACCCTATTCGGACGGGAGTAAACCAATCCACATCCTCGACACTCCGTGTCAATGGTGATCTGGACCAGTGCTTCGGGGGGTTTTGTCGGTGCGGTGGGGAGGGGCTTCTCAGTGAGGAGTTCCTTCATGAAATCCTCAAGGGAGCGCCGTTGGTCGGCCTGTTCTTTTGCCTGGATGGTTAGTTCGGAGAAGGAGGTCATATCACTCTCCATGCATGTATCTGGGGTCTGTCTGAGCGAGACAGTCATTAACTACGCATCTGCCTGTATGGTCCACTAAGGTTAGCCCACACTGTTCACATAATACAAGTGAATACCTTTTATATAGAGTATGTATAGGCTTGCTCAACCCTTCCATATCTCCAAAGTCCTCTCCGAAGGTATCTATGGAGCATTGTTTGCAGAAGTCAGCCATCACCCTCTCTCCTTCAAATATTCCGGCACCTTGTTTGTCCTGAAGCCGAGGGAGTACAGGCACTCCTGAACCGCGGTGTTGCCTTCATCGGTGTCCATCTGGAGACGGTCTGTGACTTTACAGAGGAAAAAGGTTAGGGCCAGTTCATATTCATCAGAGCCGTTGAAGCCTATGCTCTTGGCTTTCATCGCGGCGCCGAGGCCCGTTATTGTGTCTTCTGTGAATTCCATGAAGTTCATTACTTTTTCCTTTCTGTTTCCAAGGAAGCATTAAGCTTCTCAAGGATCGTTTCCGTACTCAACGTACAGTCTCCTTCACAAACCTCACAGTACTTTCCATCTTCAATGGCTAGTACAGTTCCGACTAGATAACAGTAGACGTAGATCACCATGAGATTTCCCTCATCCTTTCTGGCACCCTCGTCGTGATGTCCTTAACGTCCGCCAGGGCGAAGCCTATAGCCTCCTCCGGAGAGGTTCCAAACCCATTCCCGTTGAGGGAAGAATTCCCCCTCCCCCAGATTGTGGCCCACCAACCATCCAAACCTCGACGCTGGCCGACGGAGTGGAGGTAGAGGTTCCTGGGGTCGAGGGTGATGGAGGTGAAAACGGTCTCAAGGGGCATGAATTAACTCCCGGTACGATAGACACTTCCGGTACTCATCTTTGTCAGACGCCGTCTGCGCCTTCTCTCCACACCAGCAGACTTCAGTGTCTCACCCATAATCCGGCCTTTCTCCATCATTGTTCGCGTAGACCTCGGAACAGGCGTCGAGGATTTTACTTGTTGCTATGGCGAGTTGCTTTTGTGTTACAGGGAGTCCTGCTAAAGATTGGTTCCAAAGCTCCGCGTAGTCAAAAGCGGTTTCGAGAACTGCGATGTCTGCTTCGCCGATTTTGACCGAGTGAAAGCCCCATCGCTGGCGCCAGACGTAGATCCTTGATCTGTCAATCCCAAACCTCCGGGCGAGGAGGTCGGCGGAGCCGGGGAGCCTTGCGATCATCTTGGAGGTCTCCAGACCAAGTTTGAGACCTCGGCTCATGTCTCCCTCCAATATAAATGCCAGACGAAGGGGTGGGAGATGCAGGTTCCGACGTATTTTGTTGAAAGCACTGGTCTTTGATTGCCGGTTCCTACGATGTAGAATTTGATATCATAGAGGGAATTATCTGACTCGACTTCACACCAGACAGTAAGTTGGTAGGATTGGTACCCGAAGTGAATTGGTTTTCCGTACTCTGGAACCTTTATCGTTTGGTGGTCAGTCAACTTCAAAGGATACTTCCAGATTGTTTTCATTGCTCCCTCCCCTTCACCACCGAGGTAAAGATGCCCTCGGCCCGAAGCTCCTCTCGGAGTTCCTCCGTGGTGAACTTCCTATTATACCAGTCGAGATTGTGATACCCTCGCCGGCGCATTTCGCGGAGGAGGGTGGCTTTGCTCAGGTGTGTGTATTTATCCATGTTCATCGTCTCAACTCCCAATCTATGGACTTAACGATCAGCCTCGTCCGGTCTGGGTCATCTTGGTCTCCGCCTCGGCGGTCTTGTCCAGCGCTCCGTCCACGGTGACGAATGTCGGCATAATCTTAACTCCCATCGGTTGTGTTGCTTGCCAAATTGGCCAAAGGCCCGTGGGGCTGAGAGGAGGTTTGTTTCGCTTCGCTTCCAAAAGGGGGTCTCCTCCCTATACGCCCTGAATTTCACAGCGTGGGGACAAAGCCCCTGTTAAGTTTCCCTAACTCCGCTGGCATTATTACCTCCATGTTTGCTTCTATCCTTGTCCTGCGCCGATCGTGCCGGCGTTATCGAGGATAAAAGCAAGGGGCCATCAGGATTTGCAATGACCAAAGGGCGCGAGTGGCGCCTAAAGTAACGCTTCCCTTCCTCCATACTCGAACAGGCAGTCCTCGGCGCAGTCCTTGCAGACGTTGAAGGTACCACAGGAAGTTTTCACCGGGATGATAAACCCGGCGGCGAACTTGGACGCTCCATATTTGTGACCAGGATTGCCGTTGGGGGACAGTTTGAATGGTCCCCCGTGCTCGTGGCAAACGTGCTCGCATTCACAGGCAAATATGGTCATAGCATCACCACGCCTTCTGCCCGACATCGACTTTTTCCAGATTGACCCGAATGCGCTGGGCTACTTGTTGCACACGTTCGAATTCACTGTAGATCATCATCCAGTTGTCTTCCACCAAATGCGACATGCAGTGAATGCTCGTGGAGCTCAACAGAACCAAGTCAGTCTTGAGCTTGTTCTTCTCATACGCTGATAATTCCATTATCTCTAACTCCCATTGGATTGGACAGGAATGTCCTAAAGAATGTCGGTGCGGGGTCCGACTCCCCCCAATCCGTGTTTACATGGGCCGATCGTTGCTGGACTCCATAATGGCTGGCCTGCTAATTCGTAAGTCGGCTGGATAGTCATCGCAACTCCGTGAGGTTTCTTTTCCCAATGTGACAATGCCACCATTATACACGAAACTGGAATGGAAGGCAAGAAAAATCGACCAGTTGAGCGAAGCCGACGAAGACCCAATGCCACCTTTCACCCTCTAACCCATTGATTTCATTCAATTTACCCGTTAGGGTTTAGACCAAAACGGTCCTACAGCCAAAACCAGT